AGTGCCATTACTTTGTCCTTATGATGAATACAGTGCTTATGTAGGTTGGCCTAGAGTCTATAGTACTAGAGCTGCCTGTGCTACCAGAAACGTCTCCTGAATTTGTAGTTACTGATCCTGCTATTGTCACAGTACTAGTTGAGCTGGGTGTCCCAGAAGCAGCACTAGCGCCTGAAGATCCAGTAGGTGGACTCAAGGCACCCGTAGTATATACTCGTGCTCGTCCTGCATCGGTAACAAAGTTTGTTCCTGCGGCAATCCCTGTTATGCCTAGTTCTGAAGTGGCAGATACAGAGTCTGATGAGTCCATATCTACAGCATCTGTTTGCTTGGTGAGTAAAACATAATACCAAGGAGCGCCAAGAGTGATTATAGCTCTTTGAAATTGATGAACATGAGCTATATTGTGGGTATGTGACGTAGACGAACGGGTGGGATTACCGAGATAAAACGTATCAGCGTGTGAATTATTAATCGTATGAACATGGCTTGGCAACTGAGCCACAGATAAAGAGTAACTGTTATTACCTCCAACTGTACCTGCTGTTCCAGAACCCATTAGAAATACACTGTTATTAACCGTAGGTAGCACTTGACCATTCATAGGAGAACCAGCGTCAGACACTGTAGAGCCATCAAGAGCTTGGTATCCACTGGGAATTGTAACTCCAGTTAGTTGAGTTGCTATGGCAATAAGTCCACCGACAGGAATAATTCCCCGTCCACTATTGTTACCGTTGAGAGCCATGTCTCCTGATATCGTTGTTTCTGGTGGTGTTAATGGCATGGCTTACTCCTCGTTAGTTGATGTTAAGTGCTTGTAGTGATACGTCATTATTGGCTTCCATTGAGTCCAGAACTCCCTGAGTAGCTGATATTGAGTTGGCTGTTGCTGGTCCTGCTAGAACATTAGAAGGAACTCCCAACGAGTTCTCAAGAGTATATCTCAACTGAGCATCTGTATAGTATATAACAGACGTAGTAGAACTATAGTCACCACGGATTGACCCAAAGCCAGATACATCTAAAGAACTACCATTCGTAAGACGTATATCATTAGAAGAGTTGTCAATATAATAAAGATCTCCGCTCCTTACATATACTGTATTATCTAGGCCAACCGAACCAGATACGGATCTATGTCCAAGTCCCTTTAGAGATAATAGAGAAAACTGTTGGAGATCAACCGCAGCATTGATATTTATGGAAGCAGATACTAGTCGCTGTCCTCGGGCTGATGTGTGGTCATGTGAATCTATAGATGTCATAGCTACAGTAAGATCTGTAGCCCACTGAGGACCAAGAGCTTGTGTTTGCTTGGGTAATGCTAGATTCATAAAAAAGGTAGCCAAACTATCCTCCGATGTTAATAGGTATTGATGTTCCTGTCTTTTCTTCCATTCTCTTCTTAGTCATTGCAACCCAGTCAGTACCAAGAGCTACTTCATGTTTAGACCATTGAGCAATTTCTCGTAATGATCCATCTTCACTGTAAATTACCATCTTGTCTTGTTCTGGTAAATAATTATGGCCAACAGCTTTGATTGTGTGCCAAAAGAATGACTTCTTGTACTTAAACTTGTAACTCATTGATTCTCCTCGTTACTTTATTCTCATTATGTATTTAACTGAGATGTATTGGGGACGATTCTCTACTGAGCTGCCAGATCCAGTTGCTCCTGAATTGCCTGTCATCGCAGTAATGCCTCCTCCTAATGATACCGTAGTGGTAGCACTAGGTGTTCCAGAGGCAGCAGTAGCACCGTCAGCTCCAGTAGGTGGGCTCAAGACACCAGTAGTATACAGGTTCTTGTCTCCTCCACTGAGGTTATTTTGCAATGCTGGTGATCCACCCGAGTTTTGGCCATCGTTACGCATGAAGGTAGTACTAGCTGCTCCTATGTTGGTTGTTGAATCGTTTGCAGATATCAAAGTTGTATAGTCTGAGGCAGAATCATCAAAGAAAGCCCATTGGTGAACGTGAGCCATGTTATGGGTATGTGTAGAAGACGCTGATGTGGCGTTAGATAGTGCGAAACTGTCTGCATGTGTATGGTCTATAGTATGAACATGACTAGGTAATTGGGCTTCACTCAAGGTAATACTGTTAGTACCGCCTGTGCTTCCTGCTGTTCCAGAGCCCATTAGAAACATTGAGTTGTTTAAATTAGGTATTACTTGACCATTCAATGGGGAGCTTGCGTCTGAAATAGTCTGACCACCACATACAACAAACCCATTAGTATCAGCAGAAGTTGTAGCAGTTACAGCAGTAGCTCCTGTGAGGTTGGCCATAAGAGGTATGATTCCTCCTAAGGGTAGTATTCCTCTGCCAGTTGTGTTGCCATTGAATGTTGCATCTCCATTAGCTGTTATTGTTCCTGCTATTGTGACATCCCCGCCTAGTTCTGTTGTCCCAGATACTGTTAGAGTGCTTGAGAAGGTTGCAGCAAGACTCGAGGTTACAGTGGTAGCCGTCAGACTTCCCATTGTTACTGAGGCACTTGCCGAGTTTGAATCAGCAAACGTATATAGCTTAGTAGAGTCAGTATAGAACAAGGAAGCACTTGTAGAAGCATAATCTCCTCCAATTCCTCCAATAGAGCCTGTATTGATCGCTCCAGAAGCAGTTAATCGTATATTCGAACCACTTGCGTCATTAAAATAGAGATCCCCGCTTCTTACGTACAAAGTGTTGATGTTTGATATTACTGACCCTAGGTTACTGAAGGTAGTAGATCCAGCCTGAGTCAAAGCATAAGAGTTAAACGGTAGATCAGCATTGATGTTTATACCAGCTACTGGAACTTGTGTTCCTTTAGACCCGGTGTGATCATGACTGTCAATCACAGTCAAAGCCGTATTAAGTTCTGTAGCCCATTGAGGACCAATAGTGGTACTCGCAACAGGTAATACTAGATTCATAAAAGTGGTTGACATTTCTTATCTCCTTAAGATTAAAATACCCAAAAGCTAGCCCGAGTGTCTGCACTGGTGTTTACCACAAGCCGCACTGGCTTAAGAGTCTGCTTTGCGTCTTCAGCCCAGATTATAGCTGAACTGTTTTGGTTTACTATGATGAACCCCAACACAGGTCTACCTAAGCCATGATTAACTGAGTTGTCTTGAGCTGCCAATAGATTAACGTCTTTAACCAGTGTTCCTCCCAGTAACGGATTACTGGTTAGTTGCTGTGCGTATGCTGTCATATTATCTTGTAACATAGACGTAGCATAGTCTGCTACATTCAGTCGTTTAAATCCTTTGAGTGACATCTTAGAACAATCTCCCGTTATTAAAGTGGTTGGCCTCGTGGGTATCAGTAATTGATTCAGGTGCTCCAGAGTCTCTGTTCTGTGACATGATTTCAATTCTTCTGGTCATAGCATCTTTCTCTTTATCTAGATGAGTAGTAGACGACTCTTCTTTACTGAGCATCTTTCTAGCAACATCTATTATGATATACTCCTCCCAGCCATTTACTCCATCCACGGTGTCTGTCTCTTCTACCAGTCGAGTTACTACGGGTGTATACCATACTTGATAATCTCCCTTAGCATTGTCTCTTGGTTCTATATACAGGTTCGAACCCACTATTCGGTATTGTACTTGACTCAGGCCACTCATGCTCCGAGATGCAGATCTTGCCAATGAGTTTCTTTGAGCAAAGTTAAACTTGGTTACATTAGCCCAATTCTGAGCATCAATCTTGTAATCCAATCCCCTGAGCTTGTAGAAATCAGCAGGCAATGTCAGCAGGTTACCGTTTGTGATCGTAAAGGGATAAGAGAGTGTATAATAGTCTTCATAGCTAGAGACAAGTAGATCATATAGTTCTGCATAGCTTGCATTAATATATGTTAATAGCTCTGATTCTTCTATGAATGTACTGTTCTCCATATCACTACGTTCTCTGCAACGAGTTCTGATCTCACTCAGGGTATATGTGTTAGCCATCCTAGGTCTCCTTGTTGATTAATCTTCTTCTGGCTTGCTTGATACGTATTCTGATCCACCAGAACACATGTCGTTAAACTCTTGTAGTGCTTCTGCTGCCATCTTAGCGTCAGACTCTTTAATAGCTCTCATGAATTTCTCCATAGCTATCTCAGTGTCCATCTTAGAGTCATCACTCGAGTCATCCTCATCACGAGATTCATCTTTGTACTCGTCTTCAGATGGATCTTTCTCTTTCTTAAGAGCATTGACTATCAGTAAAGCAACTTTTTTGTTGTCGTGCATTGGCATTGGTTATATTCCTTGTTTATCAGAAAAAGGGACCAAGGATCATTCCTCAGTCCCTTCCTGATAGTAAAATGGTTTAAGTGTTACTTACTTGGTAAACTAGAGTTCTGTAATACAGCCGTAAAGTGAAGCTCATCGCCTGCACCTAGGTCTGTAAGAGTACCATCAACAGATACGTGAACTACGATAACTTTGGTTCCATTAACATCATGAGATGCAACAGTAGCTGTATAGTCATCTGTGCCTGCTGTAGACTGAACTTGACAAGTAATTGATAACAAAGCGTTATACTTATCTTGAAGAGTAATGCTATATACGCCAGTGCCTGTGTCAGCACCAGACCAACCTAGTCCGGCCTTAGTAGAATCATCTGCTCCTAGTCGTCCTGCTATGATCTTTACTTCTTTATTAAGAGCTTGAACTCTACTGAAATTGCGATTTGCCATGATAATTATTCCTTTTTAGTCTCCGATGGAGCGTTTGGTTAAAAGAAGATTGACCCCATTACGAGGCCAACCATCTTAATTGGTTTATGCTAGTTTTACACGAACGTTGAATCCGGGTCCACGACAGCCTATGTTACCATAGAAGCCGTATCTTACTTCAACACCGTCAGCAGATGCTTGTCTAAGCATTTGAAGACCGTCAGTGTCGATTACTCGTACTGCTTTACCCAAAGAGTATAGCTTCCAAGTATCCATTTGAAGCATGAAAGCAACATCGTCTGCACAGTTTTGATCAGGTATAACTTTAACTGGTCCACGAGGTCCGTTGATCAAGATACCACGAAAGCCTACTTCAGCATTCATTTTAAGGTCAACATACTGTACTTTAGATCCAAGTGCTTTCTCAAGAGAAGCGTACTTAGCGTAGCTGATGAAGCAATGATCAATCTTAGCGCCTTCACGAGCTGCACGAGATGCATCTTCGATCAAAGCTTCTTCGATGGGGTCAGCAGAACCGTCATAACGAACTCCACCTAGGCGTTGTGTATCGACTGAACGATCAACTCCAAAGAACAATGTAGCACTAGGAGCAGTCTCAGGAACCCATGCTTCAAGACCAGCTATACCAAGTCCACGATCACCTTCAACGAAGATATAATCATTAGCAGCAATGTCACCAGATGCATCATAAGCATCATCCAAAGTGAATGTTCCTGCTGAACGATCAACAGCAGTTACAGACCAGCTAACGTCAGAACCGTCAGTAGAACGTTGTGATCCACCAGACTTTGCAGACCAGATATTAATTCTTTGGCCAACCTCAATGTTAGTGATGTCACTAGCTGATTTCATTGCAATAACAGTAGTAGCAGCAGTACCCGGCTCAGCAGACACTTGTCCGATTTGAGCAGAGCTGTCACGATACATGCCAACAGCAAGAGAACGAGTCAAAGAATTAATTGCTCCGTCAATCTCAGTAGTTGCAGCTTCCATGAAAGCGTTAGAATCGCCTTTAGATGCTTCAAGAGTCTCGTTGTCAATAGTAGCAATCGAGTAATCTTTAACACGAGTAAGAACAAAGTCAGTTACCAAAGTGTTTGTTACGCCACCTTGTGTCTGAGCATTTGAGAAAGTCTTAGAGCGACCTTGTGGGTTACCATAAATCAAAGGAATCGGAAGGTTTTTACCACCGAAGCTCTCGTACTTAGGCATAAGTGCAAAAAGAGGATTGTCTTTGTAGACCATGTTAAGTACACGATCTGAAGTATAATGTTGTTTTAGGGCAGCATCAAAGCTGGACATATCTAATGACATAGTTTATTTCCTTGTGGGTGATCTTGTCACCACGTTAAATTGAGTTAAGTTTGTGCAAGTTACTGGAGTTTCTGGAGTATTAGCTCCACTTTAGTAAACTTGCGGCTTTTCTTTTCGAGTCTTCACTTGTTAAACCGTCAACTGATTTGTCGTAGGCTATGTTGGTTAAGTCTGATGTCAATGTAGGTCTATCTTGTCTTGTAGCGGGTTGGCTATCTTCTATGCTAAACCCTTGAGATTCTACTGGCTTCTGTTCCTTAAACCTTGGAAGATCCATTGCTAGGCGTATCTGCTCTTCTAGGTAACTTTCCACTTTTTCGGCCGCTTGCTCTGGACTAAGTACTTCTCCATTGTTTGCGTTAAAATGTGCTTCTGTTACATCCCATACTAAATCTTGTGCACCTTGGAGACCTATTAACTCGTATTTCTCCTTATTCTGTCCTAGATGGTCGGTGATTAGATTCTGATGTACTAGTATCGCTTCGTCCATACTGGACTGGTACGCGTCTTCTTCTTCTTTGATCTTCTCGAGTCTCATTTCTTCTGCTCTGGTCTTTTCTCCAGCCAGTTCGTCACGTATTGCTTGGATTTGTTCCTCAACAGTAGCTGCTGGAACATCATCTCCAAGACTTGCAGCTATGATGGAGTCTAGATCTACACCGTACTTCTCTAACAATAATAGAGGGTTGGCCTTGATCTTAGAGCTGAAGTCATCTTCTTGCTCATACTTAGATGATCTTTCCTTGATGCTTTGCTCTTGTTCTCGTATAGCTTTCTCTCTGCGAGCCAGTGCAGCGAACCTTGCTGACATATTATCAGTGTCTTTAGGTTGTGTCTCGTCTTTGGCAAGTTCTCCTTCAGGAGCTAGAGCTGGAGCTGGATCTGGAGCAGCCCCTGCCTCTGCTACGGGTAAATGAGCTGGAGCATCTGCTGCTGGTTGAGGTGCTCCTCCAATGATTTGAGTTACGATTTCTGACATGTTTGGTATCTCCTAGTTAATGTCAATTGGTTATGCGAGTTAATGTAGTTAATGTTCCGTTTCGTGCATATGAATGTTGTCTCATATATACGGAGGTGTTACTCGGAGCTGCGCTTACACTCGAGCTACGCTTGTGGTGGTACTTGAGCTATAAAGTCTGCCTCGGGTAATGGGTCAGCTACTCCTTGAGGAGCAATTGCCATCGGTTCCGTCGGTGGAACTTCCATTTGAGCGGGTGGTGCAACTTGAGGTTGGGTCTTTTGTACTTGTAACCTGTCGGCATCATCCATAAATCTCAACAATAGTTCCAAAGTCTCTTCAGATACTCCATCTACTCGGCCCTTGAGGTAATGCTTGTTGGCAGCCTGTGCAGCAAGTTCTAGATTCATCTGAGGCTCTGGTGGAAGGTACTTACCAGTTCTCAACATAGCTCCAAGATTCTTATCCACAAGGTTGTTGTTAGCAGTCTCTAGAGATTCCCAAGCCTTAAGATCAGGAAAGTCCAACAGTTCCAATGCTTTGTCTTTTTCAATCCAACCAGCTTGTATTAACTCTTGTACCTTGGCCAACCTACCTGCTGGCTGAGTCGGTAACAATCCTACTGGGAATGCTTTCATTACGTATTGATCATTCTCTAGGTTTACGTCATCCCAGTTAATCTTATCAATGAACTCTTTACCAGCAACAGTTACCCCTAGTTTCTTATCCTCAAGGAACAGATCTCTAGACATATCAATTATTATCTTACTGGCAGTTATAGCCATTGCTTCAAACTTCATAGCTGTTAGCATGAATCTTTCAGTCTCAATGTCAGACATCTCTCTGATAGCTACAGCAGCATCTAGTCCAGCGGGCTTCTTAGCAGTAGCTGCCATTTGGCTAATGCCTGTCTTCTCATATCCTGATTGGATTAACCACTTAAGATGATTATATACTTCAGAGTTCATGGCTGTAGGTGTGTTGAATACAGGAGGAGCGGTTCCAGCAGCATATTGGATAACACTGCCTATCTCATTAGTTAACTGGGTTACAGCTACCTTAGAGTTGCTTTGGATTGCTATCCGAGGTACTGCCACAAGTTTCTGAGCCAAGTGTATGTTTCTCAAGGTTCTATTGACTTCTACTTGTGTCCCGACAAGCTCTTCAGCTAGTCCTTGACCAAAGAAACCAGTTAATCTGTCACTCCAACGAAAGAATACAAACGGGAAATAGTCCTTTTTCCATGGTTCTGTGTATAAAGTGACATTTTCGATACAAATCGTGTGAGAACCTTCATTTCCTAGGTGCCATGCTTCTACTATCTTGATCAGATCGACATTACTAGTGTCAGGGGTAGAACTTGAGGCAGATGCTATTTGTATCTCAAACTTAGGATATAGTTCTATTAACGTATCTCGAGACACTTGCTTTACTTGGTATATGCTTTTTGGTTTACCATATATAGCATCGTTGTCATCTACTTTGATCTCTTCAGGTATTACACGTTCACACTTGATCTTACCGTCTTGTGTGTAGAACTTCATTACTCCTGTTCCGAACACACAGCCATCAGTGAAGACCTTGGTAGATATGTCATAGTAATCACATCCGTAGAACACACCTTCAACATACTTTGTCAAGTTCTTAGCACGTTCTTGCTTCGAGTAATCACCACCTTCGGTTAAGAACTGAGGCTTAGGTCTACTCTTGGCAATCTTACTTGCTGCGGTATCTATACAACTCTTAACAAGGTTATAAGTAATACTTCCACTATTGAGACTGTTGCTGTTGAGATTACCGATAGATCCAGTTGCATACACAGACAATCCCAGTAATTCTAGGTTGTTATACATACGAGCATGTTTGACATTCATAGATGATCTATAGGATTGGTTGCTATCAATACGATCAACCACAGTAAAGATACTGGAGTACTGAGATGCAGGAGGCATAGAATACCATCTGAAGTCCTGCTGCTCGGCAGAGACTGGCTTATTTACAAATTCGGTCTTAATATTGCTCATGTTTTCTCACTTGATTGGGGTTGTATCTCTATACACTGTAGAACAGTAGTTCATCGGCATCGGCATTATCCCGAGTTACGGCATCTTTAGATACTTCTTGAGTTGATTCGGGGGTTGAGTTAGATATTTTGATATTTACTCCATCCACTGTGATCTCATTAACTGAGTACTGTCTCATGATCTTGAAGTATTGCTCTAACTTGTCTGGTTCCATCATGTATCTCCTTGTTGGTACACTTATACTCGTTCGGTACATCTGGATTACTCATGTGGTTGGCCAAGGTTATATAGTATCTAGTATTATCTGATCTACATGCAATGCACAGCCACAGACTCGATGTATCTAGTTACGCACTACTGGATACACTCAATAGATATATACAGATATATACTACTCTTACTCCTTTACGATCACATTCTAAGAAATAAAGCTTAATCAAGCTAATTGATAATATAACTAGCGCAGATCATTGGAGATGTATATTCTCACTCACATAATTACGTAACTGATTGTTATTGTTAATCATGTTGGTTATATCCAATAATGAACATGTGCTCCGAGTTAACATAAATGCTAATATCGGTAAAACATCGTACACACACCGAGGCCAACCAAATAGAACTTAGCTCTCTAAGGCCCTCATGAGTGTCTATATGGACATCTAATATACCCGGTAGTCCTCTATGTAGAATTAATTTACGTGGATTCTAGACCGCTAAGAATGATCGAGAGAAAGTGTGATCGTAAAGGGATAAAGAGAGGTAATATAAGTTATCTTCAGAGGAGAACATGACTCAATAGTCATTATCGTTACCATACATTGGTATTACGTTATTACTGTTGACTAGCTCTGATTGTTTCTCCCAGTAATCATCCATCTCTTGTTCAGTTCCACGAGCAACCAAGACTGTCTTAGGTTTACTTGAGTAGTTATATGCCCATCTCCAAGCATACAAGAAAGCATCACATAGATGGTTATCACAACTAGGGTGTTCAACATGCTTACCCTTAGTAAGAGCACGTTCATCCCAGATAAGATCTTTCCATTCCTTGATAAGAGCAACATCATCTCCAACTACTTTGATATAGCCTGTGATTAGATCACTGTTCAATAGTTCGATGAAGTCACGCTTGCCCTGCTTCTCTGCACCGATCAAAGGAAGGTGGTGTCTCTTCTTAAGTTCTTCAATAGCTTGCTTACTGGCATTATCAATTACCATGGTGTCAAACTTATATCGTTTATCTAGTTCTTTAATCTTCTCAGCTACATCAGTTACTATCATATTGGATTCTTTAAAGGTCTCTATCACATAAAGGTTGGGATCGTACTCGTTGTAAGCACACACAACCATAGCTGTAGGGTCGTTATAGCCAAGATCAATACCTAGGATATAGTTCCATCTCTTATCGCTTGGTAGTCCAGTTACCCAGTTCTTACCGGCATCATACTTATAGATGAGATTATCAGCGTCAATATGCCATTCATTCATGTACATACGTCTGAAATGTGGCGTCTCTTCAATCCGAGGTGTGTGTTTCTTAAGGAACTTTATCTCTTTATCCCATTTGTCGGCCATATGCGGATTGTCGTACGCTGTCCACTTGAATACTTCCCACGCAGAGTTATTACCTTGAGTGATATCAAAGTACATACTGGTTGTAAGACTAGAGGTAGTACTGACGAGTGCTATTGTGCCGCCATAATCCGCTACACTGGGCTTCAGTATCTCGAATACTAATTTGTGCATATCTTGACGAAAGAAGGCAGCTTCATCTACGATAACGAGCTTATTCTTTTGTCCCAATAGCTTATTCATGTCATCTGGATTGGCATCTATGCCCAGCAGGTATATGATTGATCCATTAGGTAATGTAACGGTAAGGTCAGAGCCATTGAATCTCGAGTTGAGAGTAAACTTTTTGTTGATCTCTTTGAGAATGTCCTTGTAGAAGATACGCTTAACCGAATCTCTCGTCAGTCCTATGATGAGTACAGAAACTCCGGGAGTCTCGTATGCCTCTTTGAACGCGTAAAGACCTGCACCATAGGACTTACCAGCCCTTCGGGTACATTGTGCAACCTTTAGAGGTGCTTTAGATTCTATGAACTCATTTTGTTTTGGAAACTCGGGGTCTAGCCACTGCGGCTTTCTTATCTTTCGCTTTTCCAGTTCTCTTAGAATCCTTGAGGCTTTGCTCTTGTCCAACTGTTTCCTCGGGATTGGGATTATCTAGGTTATCTCTGTTATATACTACTTGGCCAACCAATTCTGTCCACCAAGGGGTATTAGTTATCGGAGTATATACTGTTTCTTGAGACTTGTGGCAGACTATCTTAATTAGTTGTCCACTCAAGACCATGTGGAAGTCCTTTGACGTTAGAAACGACTCTTCTCGATTACCGCACTTAACTGATTGAAATACCTTCAGTGTTGCTATGATCATTTCTTGACTCCTTGTGCTCGTATGTCCAGAGCTTCCAACTTGACCATTATCGAACGGCTTTGGTTCTCAAGTCCTTGCTGACGAACTTGAATATCTCCAAGCACAGTACACATCTGAGCGTACTCTTTGTTGATCTCTTCTATCTCTCGATCTTCCATCTCTAGTTGCTCGTTTAATTGCTCGTTTAACCCGCTGAGTTCTTCGTTGAGTTCCGAGTATCGTCTTTCCAGCTCCTCGAGGACTTGGGCATCGTCTTCAAGTTCTATTAGATCACTCAGGTTACTCATTTTCCCTAGTAATTTAATCCGGCTTTCTTTAATTGTTCTCATCTCTTATCTCCTCCTCGTTATATATCTCTATATCTATATCTCGTTATCTATATATCTAATAACATGTATGGGTTGAACTCTAGCCCGAGCTTAGCTTGGAGTTGTTTATATCTCCGTGGTAAGTGGGTTATGAAGTTAACATCTGCCTTAAAGTACCCTAAGTGCTCCACTAGGCCACCCATCAACCCCAGTTTCCTGAAGTTATACTTGACATAGCAGAAATGTACCACAGACGTAGAACCGATAACGCTTGCTACAGTATAACCGTATATCTCGTCATCCTGAGTATCGCTTGTGATCATTGTTATTTGTGCCTTTGACAATAGGTGTGCTACTACAGCTTTGTGTTGGGAATAGAAGATATCATTGGACATTTGTCGTGCCCAGTCCGAGTTTCTATAGCTCTTGAGCCATGTTGAGAAGATAAATGGCATATCTCCCTCGGTTGCTTCGCGGTATTTAATCGGTAACTCGGGTAACTCGGTTAACTCGGTCATATTGTCTCCTCGCCTCGTTGTTGTTTTTGCTCTTGTTCGCTCTGGAGATACTGGAGTGCTTCTGCTGCTAATGCCTCTAGTTCTTCATCTGATTTAATCTCAAGATCTTCGCCTTTAGCTTGTTCTCGGTCATCTTTACGTACACTGAGGAGGGCTTTAACGTAGTCATTCAACATTGCAGAGCTATTTCTGTCCAGTGGTTCGTTCGAACGTGCTAACTCAGCTAACTTCTCTACCTCGTGTGCAACAATCCCTAGTGCTATCTCTAATGGGTTCTTCATCGTATACCTCCTATGTATACCCAATCGGTACATCTCGAGATACATCTATTCGATTCTGGACACGTCTCCCCAATATGCCTTGCCATCTACTTTGATGTATCTTGCTCCCATGTCCTCGAGTACTTCACGTATCTTTTTGTGAAGGCGAACGTTAACCGTAAGGTTGTTTGACTTGCTCAGGTGTGACGATACCTCTCCTCGTCGAATCTTGTTCCCAAGGGAATAACTGTAGTGAGTTGTCAAAAAGATACGTATGGCATTGACTTCTTTATACTTTCTTAATATAGCAACTGCTTGGTGTGTGTTCATTTGTCTCGTTCTTTCATGGGGTTGGCCCGGGTATTGATTATTTACGAGTATTGATTATTTATTGAGAACAGTATAAATGGACACGAGTATCGGCACTATAACCACGGCCAACCACCCCAGATACTTAACTCTAGTTACGTGGGCTTTGATATTATCCACAGCTTCCAAAGTGT